AACCGCGCCGTAGTCATAATCCCGTTTGTCACATCGTTGTTTGCCTTGCGGACCATATAACCGCGCCGCCGCAAGACCTCGATAAACGAAGCAGCAGACGGGTCAACGATAATGCTTTTGACGTCCGCCTCGCCGATAAGCTTTTTAATTTCGTCGGCGTATTCCTCGTCCGTCTTGTTCTTCTGGTTCTCGCGCCCGGAATAGTAATACTCGCGGACGCGTGTGGCCGTCTTGCCGTCCCAGCACCAAAGTCCTGCAGAAAACAGGTTAAGTGTGCCGTAGTCGCAGGAAACATAGTATTCTCCCTTTTCCGGCAGCTCGTCCACAATGCAGCTCTCGTCAAACATGGGATAGATCAGCCCCTCGGCCAGCACCCACAGTCCACGGATGTAACGATCATAAAACACGCCCGTAAACATCGACTGATACCGCTCCAGCGTTTTCTGCGACAGCCCAGGGTTGTCCGTCATTTCAAAATGCAGATACAGCGCGTTCCGCTCTCGGTTTCGCTTGATCCACTCTGTATAAAACCAATGCTGTGGACTGCCCGGGTTGCAAGAAAACCACAGCTTTGCACCGTCAACGGAGCAGCGGGTCATCGCCTGCTCCACAAACGAGCGCGGCATCAGCACCACTTCGTCCAGCAGCACACCCGCCAGCGTGCGGCCTTGGATCAGCGTATAACTTGCCTCGTCCTTACCGCCGAACACCTCAAAGTAATTCGTCACGGCTCCGCGCCGCACTTCCATCACCTTGTCACCGCGCCGCCAGCGGATGATATAACGTTCCTTTGCAAGACTCATCGCCGTAAACGGCACGATGATGTTCTTGGTGCAGCTATCCACCGTGCGGCCACACACGCCGAAGCGCTGACCGCTGAAATTTTCCATCGCCCAGCGGACGAACGCCCACATCATGATGGAGGTCTTGCCGGAACGCACGGCACCGTCGCAGATTAGCGCGTCATACTTGGAATAGGGGAAAGCAAGAATCTTCTGCTGCTTCGGGCTAATCATCGCTCTCCAACCCTTCTGCCATTTCGCGCAGGCTCACACTCAATGCGTCATCCTGCGTGTTGTCAGTCGGCAAACCCAGCTCCACAATATCGCGCTGCCCAAGGTACTGTTTCCCCAGCCAAATCGCCATGCTTGCGTTCTTTGCCGCAAGCTGCCACTGGCTCCGACGCAGTGAAATTTTCCCCGCTCCTCGCTTTTGTGCAAAAACTTCCGAAAAACTTCTCTTATAGGTTCGTTTGCACCATGTTTCCAATGTGTCCGAGCATACATCAAACCAGCCGCAGATTTCCTCAAGCGTGCATTGCAGGCCGCAGAGGCTCTCGAACTGCTTCTGATCTATTTCCTTTCTTGGCCTTGCCATACGCGCCCTCCTTTCTCGCAGTCAGCTTTCTCGCCACCAATGTATGCAGGCCATTCATGGCCCCTGTAATATCGCCGGACTTAATCAGCCCGTTCAGTGTTTTCATCTGCTGTGTGGATAAATACTGCTGGTTTTTCTTCAACATCCTCCGCGCAGTCGCCTGAGCATCAGTCATGCAGAAGCACCGCCTTTTCTCCGGTAAACTTTTCCCATCGATCAATAATGACGTCCGCATACTTCGGATCGTACTCCATGCAGAAAGCGTGTCTGCCATTCTGCTCCGCCGCCATGATCGTTGTGCCGGAGCCAGCGAACAGGTCGAGGACATTCTCTCCCGGCTTGCTGGAGCACTGCATCTGGTAATCAAACAGCTTAATCGGCTTCATGGTCGGATGCTCCGCAGACTTGACAGGCTTATCGAAATTCAACACAGTTGTCTGTCTGCGGTTTTTGAAGAAGTAGTGCTTCTTACCTTCCGTCCATCCGTACAGGCAAGGTTCGTGCGCTTCCTCTTCAATCTCGCTCTCACCATACAAGCAAGGCTCATGTTTCCACTGGAAATCCTGTCTCCCCATCACAAGGGAGTTCTTCACCCAGATCAGGCACTGCCGTACACGCAGCATTGCGTCTTTACATGCGCCTCGGAAGTTATACCCCTCGCTGTCTGCATGCCAGATGTAGAACGGAGCACCTGGCTTCATGACCATCGCCGCATTGGAGAATGCATCCGTCAGGAAACGCCTGAATGCCGTATCCTCCATATTGTCGTTCTTAATCTTCCCGGCGGTGCCCTGATAGTCCACATTGTACGGTGGGTCTGTGAGCAGCAAATCCATTTGTGCCCCCCCCACGAGCTTCTGTACGTCTGGCAAAGATGTGCTATCTCCGCACATAAGGCGATGGTCTCCAAGCTGGTACACATCGCCAAGTTTGCTCTTCGGCTCTGCCGGTAAAACAGGATCGTAGTTGTCCTCTACCACTGACGTGTCGAGTTCATCCCGCAGACCCCAATCAAAGTCAAACGCCGACAGGTCAAGCCCCGGCAACTCATCAGCCAGCAGGTCAAAGTCCCAATCGCTCTCGTTGCTCTTGTTATCCACCAGCCGCAGGGCGTTCACCTGCTCCGGTGTCAGATCGTCCACGCAGACACAAGGCACTTCTTCCATGCCCAATTTCTGAGCAGCCAACGCTCTGCAATGCCCAATGACGATAACTCCATCACGGTCAATCACAATCGGCTGCACAAAGCCGTATTGCTTGATGCTCTCCGCAACATTGTTGATTTGCCGTTTATCATGCTTTTTTGCGTTGCCGGCATACGGCACAATATCCGCAAGCCGCCGTTTTGTGATTTCCATGCTTTCCTCCTGTTTTGTCACCAGCCCCCACCCCTTGGCTACAGTAACAGTCTTTCCCCTCCCATGCGGCCTTCTGGATGCTCTCAAACATGGGTTACACAGTTATTTCGGCACCACACCGCACCGCGCCTTTTCATCAACCACACACCCGCCGTGGAGAAAACCGAAAAATCTTTTCATTTTTTTAATTTTCCCTCTTGACATACCACGCAATGCGTGGTATTATATAGACAGATCAAAGGACAGGGTAGCCGCACAGCGGCAGAAAGGAAACTATCATGAAAAAGACTTTTTATTCCGTCACCTACGCAGTATGGGGATCCAGCTTCTGCCGTGAGGCATGGTTTGACAGCAAGGCCGCAGCGGACGCCTTCGCCGCGCACGATTACCGGGACGACCCGGTGGCCCACACTTACAGCAAGGCGGACAGCATCCGCGCCGCCGAGGATCGCGTGGCCGCTACGGCAGCAGAGCTGACTGCCTGATCGCAGGTACGCTGCGTGCTGGGCTGGCTATGACAGCCCCGCCCATGAAAATTTTTGACAGGAGGAACGGAACATGGAGATCAACACCCACGGACGGAACATCAACCAGGAGACATTGGCCAACGCCTCCAACGCCACCAAGGGGCTCGGTTCCCGCACGGGGGAGTATGCGGAGATTTTTTACGACAAGTCTGCCGGCGATGTCTGGTGCAAGTACCACTGGGATCGCGAGGAATGGACGGTCTACCACGACGATGACGTCACGAAGGTCGGTATTGCGGTACGGTACAAGACCCAGCAGCAGATTGCAGACATGATCGCCAGCACCCTGACGCAGGAGGAGCGGTGGGAGCTTGAAAACGCCGCATATCCGGCGGGCGAAACACGGTCATGATGGTGCTTGACATTTCCTGCGCAGCGTAGTAAACTATTTTCGTCGGATGCAAGAGGCGCTTGCATCTGGTGCGGCGCGATCCTGCCGCCGTGGATTGAAATAGCAAGAAGGACAAACCCTTCAAACGCAGGAAAAGCACCGGTTTTCGGTGCTTTTCCTTTTTACGATTTTGACTATGAAAGGATCCTAAAAATGACAGACAAACTGTTTTTTTCCTTGTTCAGCGCAGCGCTTTCTTCCCCCGACCGAGACGCTTTTGTCTCCGACTGGTCGCTGTCCTCCGTCTGGGACGATGCACCAGACGCGGACATACCCGCAGACCGCATCGACCTGCTGGCGCGTCTTTGGGACGCCGCCCACCT